TGCTCAACCAGGTTGGCGGGATGCCATGGCTGATCTGATGGAAGAAACCGCTGCGGTGATGACTCGCATTGATCTGGCTTTGGATTTTTTTTCTGGCAAGCCTGGTGGCCTGGATCGCGTCCGTGATGACTGGCATGCCGGATTGATGGATGTCAACGGTAACCGTCCAAAGCCTTTGACGCATGGCCCATGGGTCGAAGGTGGTCGCGGCAGGTCTTTTTACTTTGGTTCAAAAGAGGCTGGCAAACAAACCAATGTCTATGAAAAGGGCGTGCAATTGTTCGGCGTCAAGGATGCAACTAACTGGGAGCGTGTTGAGCTGCGCTACGGCAATAAGTTGCGTGTTTTGCCAATCGATGCTCTCCGCCGTCCTGATGATTTTTTTGCAGGTGCTTCGGACTGGCATATGAACGCTTTGCGTGAATATGGCCGTTTGAAGTCACCAGGCGAAAAAATCAAGACAAAACCACGTCAGGCAATTGAAACAGTAAGAGCTGAGGTATCGCGTTGCGTTCGATGGCTTACGGACACTGCGGCGCCTTCCTTGGCCCTGGCATTTGAGTATTTGGGTGATGAGCAGTTTTTGGAGTTGGTGACTAATCGCAAAAAGCCTGGTCGGCTGCAAAAATTCACTAATTCCGAAATTAGCGGTGCTTGTATTGCTTTGGCACCAAACGTTTTTAAACCAAAAGCCCGTATTGGGTTTCAATCTGTAGGAGTTTGAATATGCGAATGTCTTCCGACGCACTGCTGTTCGGTATCGAATCGGCAAAGGGTGATTTTCAGGGCACTGCTTACGACAGCACCAAATTTCATTTGTCCGTTGACCTGGGCCAAAAATCGAATGGCGAAACAATCGGTATTGTTACGCGTCCATTCAAGTTTGGTGACTCGACCGAAATTAAAAAATGGTCTCACCTGGCTTCTCACCTGGCTAGCGGCAAGGCCGTGCCTGTCAAGTGTGAGTTCGATGTGGTTGCGGCGAGTGATGGTGTGAAGCTCACTCTGCTGGGCATTATCACTGCGGCTCAACCGAAGGCGGCGGCCTAATATGCCCCGTTACGTCATTCAGTCGGCTACTTCCGGCCGCTTTCTGACTGCTGATCCCCAAGGGGGTGAACCCGTCTGGGTCGAACTGCTGCAGCAAGCGGGCGGCGGTGTGACTGATGACGTAGAACGTGTCCAGCAATTGCTTATTGATTGCTGCGATGCTGAGGATTTTCCGCAGGTCGTTGACCTGGATCGGTTGGGCACTGAACAGGATTATGTATGACAGCGATTATCTTCACTTATGCACAATTGGCCCTGGTGCTCTTTTGCGGCGTCCTGGCTATTAAACAAGCCCGCGCATTTATTGATGAGGTGATCCAGTGAATGAAAATGCCATTACTTGTGTGAGTGATTGCCTTGTGGTGGTGCGGCATGAATTTGCTTTACCCATTCTGAATCTCAGTATGGTTGAAGCGGCAGAAATCAGCAGTGCCATCCTGCTGGTTTGGGCGGTTGGGTTTGGTATTCGCGTGCTGATCCAAACGCTCAAAAATTCCGATGGAAACAATCCTGATAAGGAAACTTGACATGAAAAACGCTGTTCGTTTCGCTTCTACCCTGGTTGCTTCGCTGGCTGCTGCTGGTGCCAATGCTGCCGCTGTTGATGTTTCTGACGTGGTCACGGACATTGCTGCGCAGGCCACTCCCATCGGCCTGATCGGCGCGGCTGTGCTGACGATCTACGTGGGCGTGAAGGCATTTCAGTGGGTGCGTCGCGCTCTGGCCTAACCAGGTAGCGACCTGATGCGTTGGTGCTGCTGCAGCGGTGCCAGCGCCTTTTTTTAAGTGCGCTTTGTGTGCTTAAAAAAGGGGGTGATTATGGGCTTGTTTCTTCTTATTGCGGTTTTGGGGGCAGCATGGCTTATTTTTACCGCTTAATTTTCTTTGTCCTGGTCGTTGCTTCTGGCGCGTCTAATGCTGCATTTGATACGCCTAGAACCTGGCGCTATTCTTATTCGGCGGGTGGGTATGTTTCCCCTGAGACTTATTCCAGTCCTGATACAGCTTGCCGTATTGGTATTGCGGCTGCTGGCAATGGTTCATACACCTTTGCGGGTTCTGAACAGAATGTGCCTAATACATACGACTGTAAGGCCACCTGGACGTTTAATGGCGGCGGTAGTGGGTATATGGGATCCTTGTATCCTGAAACTGCGTGCCCTACTGGTTCTACTGCTTCTGCACCAGGCAAATGCAGTTGTGACGCGAATCATAATGAATCTGGCCAGGCGTGCTATCCAAAAAATGATCCAGACACTATTTGTGGTAACGATTTTCGCTATGCCGGTTGGCATACTGGTGCGGCCGGTGGTGAGATTCAAGTGCGTCAGGGGCGTTTAGAGCATGGTTCACAATTCTGCGCCCCTTTCCCTGCTGCTGGTGGTGGTGGTGGTTGTACAGTCCAATGGTCATTAACTGGCATGTATCAAAACGATGATAATACCTGGGCTAGTTATGGGTTTATGACTCCGGTTGATAAAACTTCTGGCGGCCTGGTCAAAGGGCAGAATTGTGCGGCCGATGAGCAGGGTGATCCCAAGGGTGATGGTGAAAAGCCAAAGCCACCTGATGAGCCTCCGTGCAAGGATGGTTATGAGGGCGAAGTGCAGGGCGTTAAAACGTGTGTCCCTAATACCAATAAAAATGGTGTTGATCTTGGAAAAATCGAAAGCACTAAAAAGGATTCTGACGGAACGGAAACTAAAACATCTACCGAAGTAAGCTGCAAGGGTGGTGTATGCACGACGACTACAACAACGACTACAACAAAGAATGGTCAAACATCGTCAAAGACTGAAACCAATGAACAAAAGGAATCTGAATTCTGTGCTTCTAACCCGACTAAATGCGCGAATGGTTCTGTAGCTGGTGGTCTTGCTGGGCCTAAAGGCAACGGCAAAGGTGGCTCTGGTGATGATGATGACAAGGGCGAATTCGGTGGTAATTGCATGGCGGGTTTTGTCTGCAAGGGTGATCCGTTACAGTGTGCGGTAGCTAAAGAACAGCACAAAAGAAATTGTGAGATGTACGATGACAAGAATAATGACTTCTACCGTTTGTTTGAAAAAGAGGCATTTAAAGAGGGTAATGCGCTGGACGGCCTTGAAGGTAATGAAACTCACGATTTTTCGCGCATTATTGACGTAACAGACCGATTTTTGGGTTCTGCTTCATGTCCACCAGACCGGGTTATAGATTTCGGGCGTGCAAAGTTGGAGATACCTTACTCGAAGTTGTGCCCCTGGTTTTCTATCCTGGGCAATATTTTGGTGATTATCGCGGCGTTTGCTTGCGCCAGAATTTTGATTAAAAGGGGGTGATTATGGCTTTACCTGCAATTGCTGGTGCTTTGGGTGGTGTGTTTCTTAGCCTGGTCGCGGGCTTTGTTGGTCGCGTGTTGGCTTCTCTTGGTGTTAGCCTAGTCAGTTTTTACGGCATTACCCGCGCTCTCGACTTTTTGAAAGAGCTGATTGACAGTTCTCTTTCTGGTCTACCTGCTGAAATGTTGGCGGTAATGTCAATGCTTAAAATCGGCCTGGTCTTGTCGATGCTATTTTCTGCGTTCACTGGCTCTATGCTGTTGAATGGTCTGAAAAGCGATACCTTCAAAAAGATGGTTTTGGGGTAATCCATGCTACATTTGATAACTGGTGGGAACGGCTCGGGTAAGACTCTCAACACTTTGATGGAAGTTAAGACTAGGGCCGATAAGGAAGGCCGTCCTGTTTGCCATAATGGTCGGTTTGATGTGGTGCCTGATGGCCCGCTTGCCAGTTGGAAAAAGATTGATTTTGACAAGTGGCAAGATGAGCCTGACGGCACCATTTTTTTCATTGATGAGGCTCACAACGATTTGCCTAAGCGTCCTGCTTCTGGCATCGTTCCTGATGCGATTAAGATGCTTGCGGAGCATCGCAAGCGCGGATTCGACTTCTACCTTATTACCCAGCACCCGCTAAACATTGATTCGTTTGTGCGGCGTTTGATTCGTAATCCTGGTTGGCATCGTGATTACAAGCGAATCTTTGGGGCTGAGGTCACTTCACAGCGTGAATGGGAGTCTGTTGAGGAAAAGCCTGAACGGCCTGGTGCGGCAAATTCTGCTCAAACCAAATTGGTGCCTTTTCCTAAAGAGGTCTATACCTGGTACACATCGGCGGTTATTCACACGGGTAAAAAGAAAATACCTCGCATGGTGTGGATTTTGGGTTTCTGTATGCTTCTTGCGCCAGTTGGTTTATATCTCTCAATCTCTGGCGTATATGGAAATGTCACTAGCAAGTCACCACCTGGTTCTAAGCCTGGTCAGTCGGTTGATGGTGGTGCTTTCTCACCAGGTCGTGCGCCTGGTCAGTCGGTTTTGACGACTCTTGAATATCTGGAACAGCGCAAAGCGCGCATTCCAGAATTCCCGCACACTGCGCCGGTCTACGATGCCGTGACTAAACCCTCGATTGCCCCTTTTCCGGCTGCTTGTGTGGCTATGGGGTCAAGGTGTGAGTGTTATACGCAGCAAGCCACTTTGATGACTGTTTCTGACGGTGTTTGCCGTCAAATAGTGGTCAAGGGGTACTTCGTGGATTGGAATTTGGATGTGCCTGGGCGTTCTGGCCAGGCAGACCGGCCGCAGCAGGTGGCTTTTAATGGCCCTGTGCCGTCTGAGGCTCCACGCCAGGTCGTTTTGCCGGTTGAAATGCCTCCTGCGGCCGCGCCGATGCCCCATCAGCAGCTTGATGGTTATTCTGAGGCTCTTGCTAGGCGTAATGCTCAGGTTCGGTCTATTCTTCGGCCGTCGAATTAGACCACCAGGGTCACCAGGCCCTGATTGATTTTTGCCCGCAAAGCCTGCTGCTGTTGCGGGCTTCTTTTTTGTAGCATGGCTTCGGTGATTCTTTCAACCAGGTCAAACTTTTGCTGGCATTTTTTTGCTGCTTTTGCGAAGGCTTTGGCTTTTGCCTGCGCATCTTTCCACCACTGTGCGATTGCTGGTTTTACTGGGTAAACGATCCAATCCCTTGCACGCATTGCGGCCGTGACATGCGCCCGCATTTTGCGGCCGTGCAGTGTGCCAGGCCGTGCACCATTCCATACCGGGCGGCCGAATTTAAGCACGAGCTGGAGCGCCATTGCTTGCGGATATTTGCGGTAATTGGGTGCGATTGCCATTTGGTTTCTCCGTGTACCGGGCCCCTAGATTCGGAGCCGGGTCAATTTGTATCGTTTGCCCGTAAAACTGTCCTTTGTTTGCACCGTTCCCCTGAGTTCATCGCCGTGGGATGAAAGGGCGCGGCCTGGTGGGAATTGCAAGGGGGTGGGTTTGTAAAGCGCAGCTTTATGGATTCCCCCTTGCAAAGCGCGTAGCGCGGTTCTCACCAGGATGTGCACTATCCCTTTAAGGCGATGAACTACAGGGGGATGGTGCGGGGCAGGGCCTTCACGGGCAAACGATGCCGCGCGGCGAGCGCCTATAGCACCGTAGGTGCTCTGATTCTGGCTGTCTGGTAGTCCGGCTGTTCGCGTTAGGCATCGTTAGTGGCGAACGCCATTGAGACGGCCCACCCAGTCGGGGACGGTCTGAGCCACGGAGTGACAAGAGGCTAGCGGCCTGGGCTGAGCCACGGAGTGACAAGAGGCTAGCGGCCTGGACTGAGCCACGGAGTGACAAGAGGCTAGCGGCCTGGACTGAGCCACGGAGTGACAAGAGGCTAGAGCTGAACCACATGAAATGAGGTTACAGCCCAGCCACGGAACGACATGAGGCTACAGACCAGGACACAGCCACGGAACGACATGAGGCTACAGGCCGGGACACAGCCACGGAACGACATGAGGCTACAGACCAGGACACAGCCACGGAACGACATGAGGCTACAGACTGGCCCCGACTGGGTGGGTTGGCTCAACCGAAGGCAAGAGGCCGGGCGGCTTTAGCCGTAACGCCCTGAATCTTGTGCTTTTGCAGTTTTTTCGGGTGCTTAACATCCGGCGTAGCATCCAATAGATACGATGTATAGAAGTGTTAATCGAGGCGCTATCATTTTTCATCGTTGAAGTAGCGCTTATCGAATCGTTGCTGTAGAAAATAAGCAACATCCCCGCCACGCCAGCGGCTAGGCCCTTTCCCAAAATAGCGGAAAGTAGCGGCCCCTTTCTATTGGCCATGTTCCTTTCAATGATCGCGTCTATGGCTGCTTGACGCGCATCCAAGCCCGCAACCTCTGCAAGCTCTGCCGCTATTTCTGGCGACAGTGGCCGGGTTCCTGCTCTCAATTTAGATATGTCCGTTGGGTACACCGCAATCCTTCGGGCGAGTTCGGACGGGGAGCCATTGCATTTTTCAATGGCTTTGTCAACTAGGGTTTGTGCCAGCTTCATTTAAGAAACCTTTCTCAAATACTGCAGACCTCTGAGAAATTTTTCTCAAACGAGGTCGCCATGCAGCATCATTATCACGAAAAACCAAACAGCGCAAAGAATCCTTGTGTAGGTGGTGTGTTGACGCGTGAACAGGCGGCCTCGATGGATGTGCGCTTGCTGCGTGTCATGTCTATGCAGTTGCTTACAAAAAAGCCCCCTCAGTCCGTGATGGATGGTGGTGTTGTTGCTGCTCGTGAGTTCAAGGATCGCTGTTTCGTTCTGCGCCGCTTTTCTCGTGGTGCCCCTCCCTCTGCTGCCCTTTTTGACGCTGTTGCCTCTCTGATGGCGCAGCACGCAGGCCGTGACGCAAGCGGAGCGCGGCACGGCCTGCGCGCTGCGCCTGGCCCTCTCACTCTCCCCGATGGTAATCACGGGGAGACTTTTGATTTGGGCGTGAACCATGACTAAGCGGGCACTGGTTCTCGACGGCAATGAAATCAAGCTGAGGCTGCAGGCCGATAGGTTGGTTTCATCTGACGTTGTGCATGTTGACTGGCTGCGCTTCACTGTCCAGCTTCGGCACGCACCTATCCCTGCCGTTGAAACCTTGTTCCCGTCTCCGGTTGTTGATTGCCTTGAGTTCCCGCGTTCGGAATTTGAGGTGGGTGATGCGGAGCGAACCCGGGCGAAGTTGTGCCGTTTGCTTCGTGAGCTGCCAGATGCCGACTTTGCTGCCTCGGCTCAGGCTGAGGTGTTGGCCCAGCAGATTTGTAAGGTTCTCGGCCCTGGCTTTTCTATTGAGCCTGAGTTGAAAAAGGGTCATGACTTCTATCGCTTCCGCTGGTCGATTGTTCGCAACGATCTTGAATGCGCATGGGTCGGTTTTTTAGCGTCCGGTGATAGCCCTCGTCAGCAGTCGCAGGCGAAAACGATCCACGCGAATCTCTATGGCACGGCCTGCACGTTTGCTCAACCAGGTTGGCGGGATGCCATGGCTGATCTGATGGAAGAAACCGCTGCGCGCTGCGCCTGGCCCTCTCACTCTCCCCGATGGTAATCACGGGGAGACTTTTGATTTGGGCGTGA